AATGCAGAGTCTCCGTTTGCGCCGAGGCCCCCAGCCGGGACACCCGTAACCCCAAAGACGCCCGATAGACCGAATAATTGAATGCCTCCTGTGGGGAGAATTCTCGCGCGCTCTCCCCACGCACCGCTCGCAAAGGTCCACAACTGAATGGCGCCATTGAATTCCTGAATCATGAAAAATGTATTGCTGGTCGAGTTGCCGGCCTGCAAATTTGCGTTCTGTCCTATCGCTGCACTCGCCGCTCCTGTACGCAGGATAGTGGCATCTGCTTGAGTGCTTGCCGTCGTCTGACCGGAAAGAGCAAGCACATTTTGATTATCAATTGAACCCTTGATTGTCATCGTACCGACAAATTGATTTTTAGCAGGAAATGAGAAATCGAGACGATTCACGCCCGTGATCGCAGCATCTAAAGTGCCATCACCCCAGAATGAATTCCAGTTGGCCCCATAAATATTGATGCCGCTCCACACACCACTATTGACCTTAATCAAAGGCCCTGCGCCGGGATTTCCTCCCGTCCCCGTGTTCTCCCAGGCAGGCACAGTGAAGGTGGGATTTTGTATGGTTACCGTATCGAGGATTACGCAACTGGTGGCCGGAATGGGGCTGCTTGTGTTGTAGATCGCATCGAACACCGTCCGGTAGCTATTATCCGCAATCTTGGCGGCAGCCCCTAGGCCCGCAGCGCCCGTGAGGCGCAGCGCGCAGCCACCCGCAGTAATTGCAGAGCAGCCGCGCAATTCAAAGAAATAATTACCTTCGTTGATAAAAGGGTTGCTCGATGCCGCTCCTAGAATCTCCTGCCTGATCCCATGTCGGCCGGCAAAGCGCACGAGTACATCGACATCGGCCTTCTCAATCCAATTAGGCGCCGTTGTTGATTCAACATAGGCATCGCGACCAGCGAAATCGATCCGAACGTTACGGATGAGCGGTCGGTTGCCTGCGGTAAGAACAACCCCGTCCCGACCACCGCTATTGCAGGTTACTTGGATGTTGTCAAATTGCGGCTGATCCTGATAGAGAGAACTTAAGTTCGCGCTGATGTTCACAAGATCGAGTGTATTTGCAATCGCCGCATTGAATGAAAACTCCGGGCGTCCAACGCCGACAACACGGCGGCCTTGCCCCGTCGCACCAATCGTGATGGGAGCGTTAAATTTCCAAATTCCGGCGCTACTCTCGCCATAGACAACAGTGCCATCACCAATCGCATTGGCCACTTTCAACGCATTGCTATGAGCGGTATCGTTTAATGTTAAGTTATCTCCCGCTCCACCATAGCGCTCCGGTAGCACGTACCCGATAGCCAGGTGAGAGGCAATCGAAAAATTCACCGGCATGACTGCTGCCGCGATTTCCGCCGCGGTCTGCGGGTAGAGAATCGCGCCGATATAGCCTTGCGTTAAGATTGGTACCAATAGCGAAGGTAACAGCACCGTCAATGCAGCGGCGGTGAGCGATCCTTGAACCTGATCTGTCACGCCAATCTGATTGCCCGCTTGATCGACCAGAACGAATTTATAAGTTTTAGTCGGATCGAGCCATAACGCACATTCTCCGCGATTGTTGAGCGGCACCGGATTTAAATTCGGTGCCGTCTGAGTCGAATCAACGTAAGTTGCCTGCGGTGTCGAGGTGCCTGCGATATAACTTGCTAGAAGGCCGAAGGCGAGCGGCGCGCCATTGGCATCAAAGCCCTTGAACACAAGTGGGGGTGCGAGAATGGCGGTCATGACAAACGATAGCTGAAACTACCAGCCGATAATGATTTTGTTCCTGCAGCCGTCCACAGACCTGTGGCCGTGTTCTGCGTGAGAATGACTCGACTTCCACCAATTTGATTGGGTATCGTCCAATAGCAGGCAGCGTTCGAAACACTGTTATCCGTAGCTGCCAACAACGGCGATTGGATTGTATGTGTAGCGCCTTGTAGGCCGTTCGCAAATCCGACTAGACCAAAACTCGTCGCATTCGATGTGCCTGACACTCCACCCCAGCTCAATGTAACGACAGGACCAGGTCCTAAGGCATAATAAATCGTCATTGTGGGGGAAGTAGTCATTCCATCGGCAGTGACTACAAATGATCCCGATAACGGGCTGGGATTAATCAAAACGAAATAGCTGCCCGTATAGATAAGCTCATACAGCAGGCCGCCTATCATCTCGCCCCCACTCAATGCACCGCTGCCTTGAAGCAAAATACTCTGCGCTCCCAAGCCTTTGACATTGATCGTGCTGGGGCCGGTGTTTGTATTGGTGGGAATAAAAAATAATACATTCCCAGTGACATAGCCAAAATACTGATTCGTTAGCGCAACCACGTAAGCATTGACTGCCCCCGTATCTGCGCCGCCGTAAGAGACAATTCCTTGCTGCGATCCTTGAATGAGCAAGAAGGAACCACCTTTGTACATGATGGTGGCCACTTGATTGGCAAGTAGCTCATTGGCGGAAAGCGGGGTGCCGCTTTGATTGATGAGGCTGATGACGCCCAACCCGTTCACATTGATCGTTGATGGGCCGGTATTGGAATGGGATGGAATAAAATACAGAACTATCCCATCGGCATAGGCTGAGAAATTGGCTGCAAAACTCACTATATACGCATTGGTTGATCCAGAATCGACACCCGCATAGAGCGTGAGCAATTGCGATTGCTGCACGTTGTCCGTGACGCGAATCTGATTCCCTGCCCGATCGTTCACCACAAATTTGTAGTTGACGTTCGGAGTCACATAGATTTGTGCCTCACCACGATTGTTGAGCGTCAACGGATTTAAATTGGGCGTGACCGCGCCGGGGTCTGAATAGGTCGCGACTGGCGTCACAGTACCCGCTTGATAGCTTTGCACGGTGCCAAAGGCTAGCGGCACACCATTATTGTCAAATTCCCGAAAACATAAGGGTTGCAGAAGTGAGGCGGCGGTCATTTCTGTGAACCAGCACTAGTCAATGATCCATGACATGACGCATGATGCCGCTCACGGGACATTACCGGAACTCGAGGAATCACATGAAAACCATTACTCTGCTCGCGCTCATATCCATGAGCGGTTGCGCCACCATTCAAGAGCACCCCTACGCCACGTCTTTCGCAGTCGCCTTTATCGCAGGCTCGATCGCCGCGAGCACCCAGCATGATAACCGCATCTCGCCGCACGGATCGGCTACGATTCAGCCGGTGAACTGCGCGAATCCAGCGATGTGCCAATAGGAGAAGCAACATGACAATATGGGCTTCGACTACTATTTTCTTCCTGCTGCTCTTTTTAGGCGCAGGGTTCGCCGGCTCCATGGCAATCACTCTGATATCGTTTGGCGTCATATGGGTCTTAAGTAAAACATGGGCTTATATGCTTGAGCCCTAAGGGTTTGCCTGATCATCAGGCAGCCCAGCGAGCGCTGCTCTGCTGAGCGGTCTGGCAATAGATCCCGGTGAGGCAGGTCCCATTGGACTTGCCAACCTCTGGCCAATCTTACTGGTTGCAAAAGCCCTTGCCCCCATCCTTGCTGCAGGGTAAGCGATTCCACCTAGAATCGAGGGGACTGCCGCATGGGATATGGAGCCAATTCCGAGCGCAGCTCCCGTGCCGGCGGCAATATCCAAAGGAGACATCCCCGGCATACTTTCTTTGCCAGCACCCACCTTTGAAGCCTTGGGAAACGCATTCGCGAAATCGGCTGCAGCTTCAAGATTCCCCGAAAGGGGTTTGCCCTTGATGAGTTGCTTGCCAAGTTTTCCGGCATCCACATTACCCGCGCCATCCAATGCGCTTTGCACGCTATAGCTTTTAGCGATATTGCGGCGAGCGATATCCCAATTTTCCGCCAATTCTGGTTTGCCGATCGATTCTAAGTGAGATTGAATCGCGTTCTCTACTGCGGCGGCAGATCCTCGATAGGCTCGAGAGAGCGCCCGGTCATGCGGATCCCCAGTGCGATTGGCCGAGTTATCGTAGGCAGATGCCTCAGAACGCAAGCTTTTGGAAAGCTCCACTGCGGTCTCTCCAGTCATGGTGCCATTCGGGGGTTTCAGCGAATCCACCAAACCCTGCACCTTTTCAGCGCCCGTGCTCTTGTAATTCGGTAAATCAGTGGTGATCTTGTCCGAAGTCTTCGTGAGCGCATTCAATTCCTTGACATACTCCGGTCCAAATTTGATATCGTGGACCGTTTTGACCGCCTCATAGGCACCCGACTGCTGGGTGCGATACCGATCCATCGTTTCATGGGAGAGTTCCGCCCCTTCCGGCAAGCCCAACTCCTGGCGCACAAGCCCATTGGTGACGCTCTGATTCTTGATCGAAGCAGCCTGGGCAACCGAGGCTTTCCCGGCAACTCCCTCGATCCCGCGATTAACCAAACTGGGATTGGTGGTTGCAGGTGGAACCGTATAACCCAAATCTTGAGCTTTCTTGAGCGTGACTTCTTGTTCAGTGGGCACGCGCGGAGGTGCTTCAGGCGCTTCACCCAAAGCCGCTTTACCGCCCTTGAAACCCATCAAATACTGCGGAATATTCATAGCGACATTCGCTGCCGCCCCCAATGCAGGACTACCAGTTACATCGGCAACCTTCTCGCCCGCGATTTCGCCGCCCTTTTGGCCCAAATAACTGGATGCTTCGCCCATCGCCGCCGCCTGTTTTTTTCCCTGTTCCGTCCGCGGCGAATAGGTCAATGCATCGGATACCTTGCGGCGTATGGCCTCAGCGGCGTCAGTGCCCTGTCCCGTGCCCAAGGCGCCGAGATATGATAGACCCCCTGCCAATGATCCAACGCCACCGGTTGCGCCGGCTAATTGAGCCTCCTGGAATCCTGTATATCGATCCATCAGAGATGGCTCATTTTCTTCTGGCGCCATCGCTTCCGGAGATCTACGGGCCGGGTCTTTCACTACTGCATCGGAGTAAGCGACTGGATCGAACGCCACAGAAGCCGGCTGTGTCTGGCTTTCAGAATAGGCGAGTGGATCGAAGTCGGCCATTACAGGATACCGAACTGCTTCAGTTGCGCCGCTGATTTCGCAATATCCGCATGCGTCAAGCCATGCTCTTTTAGATACTGCTCCGCTTCACCCTTATTGCGACTCATGGTGTATTCAATCGTCTCGATCGGATGCTGAATATTGCGGAACGCACTCTCATTTTTAATGAGCGCCTGCGGATCAGTGCTCTGCGATTGGATCTTGGCATATCCAGCAAGTACTTTTTCAGCCGCGAGAGATTGACGCACAATGCCCAAAAGAGCTTTGTTATCCACGGTCGTGTTGGGACTACCATTATGCGCAAGTTCTCGTGCGGCATCGGTACCACCCAAGCCCGCAGCACTCGCACGGGCACCCTCGAAACGCGCCAAATTCTTAGCCAGGCTATTCATATTGTCCGCGCCTTGAGTATCGATACCTAGACTCGACATTACGTTTTTCAGATTTTTGGTATTCTCAAAAGCGGCTCCGGTATTCGGGGATTCGGGTGATTCTAAAATGGCCCTCGCGCGATTGAGAGCATCCTGTGCTTGGATCGTATTATTAGCTTGTCCCAGCGCCTGAGATACCCGATCGGTAACACCTCTAGCCAAGCCGCGACCTGTTTCCACTTGTGCAGTGGTCTGATTTAAATCAGGCGGCGACGCCCCAGGATCTCCTTGTGCAGTCTGCAACGGCGTCAACGTTGAACCATTGCCGCCCACTCGCGCCAGTTGGCCGCCAGGAGTTTGCGTAATGCTCGGGCCCAACTGTTTAGCAATCGACGCCCCTGCGGGAGTAAATCCGCCGCTATAACGATTCGTCGTGCCAGGCTGAACGGCAGCACCGGTATCGATGCTTGAAGGCGTCTGCTGCTGCTGGCCGCTCGTCATGGACGATACCTGCTGAATCAGTTGCTGCAACTGTTGAGAGGATGCGTTTGCTGGGATATGCGTCAGGCCGCTCATCAACATGCGGCGAAATTCCGGTGATGGATTGATATCGGCGGCGTCCGAGAAGGCATCAATGATATCGGTATTGGTCAAATCTTTTTTGGTCGCAAGAGACGTCAATACACCCGAAAATTGCGTCTGCTGATCCTGGTTAAGCCCCTGCAAGGCGCGTTTATTATTGACAACCTCATTCGCTCCGGAAAGCAACTGATTGGAAATTGACTGCCCATAAGTCGGCGCAACCTTGGAAATATCATCTGCCATTCTCTGACGATTAAAAGATCCATCCGGGTTCGTATACGCACCACTTTGCGTGCCATTCTTGGCAAGCGTTTGAGCAGCTTGCAATTCATTGCTTTGCTGTTGTTTTTGCGTCGATTCCGCCTGTGCTGTGGCTTGTTGGATCTGGCCGGTCTGTAAATTCTGGCGCTGCTGCTGCACGCCCAAAATAGAGGACATCAAGCCAATCCCCTTCTGCGGATCCGGCGGGATGACCTGATTGCCCATTGGGGTCATTTCTGGCACTAGCGGATCCTCGAGTAATCGACCATCGCATAACCATCAGCGTCATAAGTCACCGCAGAAGGAGGCGACTCATCGGCCATGACGCCCGTATGCAATCCAGGTTTATCGATGTACTCAAATTCATACCAAGGCTGACCACCTTCGGTACTGCCGATACGGCGGATATTCTTCTTTAAGCGGCGGTCCGAGGAAATGAAATCGGTGCCACCGGTGGCTCCATAGCCGCCACTATACTGGCTCGATGTTAATGCTGGCGCTTGTGACCCCCCACCGCCATATGCTGCATATAGACCACCCAAACTGCTGGCCGCCCCACTCCAGGCATTAGCGGCGCCCACTTGTCCTGCCGCCAGAGCAGAGCCCACATTGGTCGCCGACTGCGCGGCCTGTCCCGCGAGTGCCGTGCCTTGCGCCCCGGTATTGCTCGCCGCGTTCTGACCCTGATTAGCAATGCCTGAGAGACGACTATAGATATTGCCCTGCTGTGTCTGATATTGATTAAAGGCATTATTGAATGAGGTATTGGCCAGCCCCTGGTTATAATTTATCAAGTCTTTCTGCGCGGCTCCGGAGAGTGCGCCTTGGCCTGAGCTATCCGCATTCAATACGCCTTGTTGGCCCTGCTGCAATTGGAATTGATAGGCGGGTGAGTATTGCTTGAACGTATCGGCCGTGAATGGCGAAAGCAGTGATCCATAACCCCCCGCTGGACTAGAAATGGCGGTCGATGGAAAATTACTTATTCCCTGAGAATTGCTTGGCGAGGATCCTGACTGGCCTTGAGTGACGCTGGCAATCGGTTGTGTATTGGCCATTCCACCAGGGGTCATTCCTGAATGTGGACCAATATAATTGGTAGAATTGCGCAAGCCCGGCGAGGATAATGCCGCAGATAGAGGAGATTGTGCGCCCTGCTGTATTGGGGCGCTTCCCTGTTGGAGTCCCCCACCAGGGATTAGACGTCCAATCGTGCCATTCGCACCGATGGTATAACCGCTCGATGGGTCATAACCAGGCTGACCACCACTTTGATTTGTCAGTCCTTGGCCTTGATTTGATCCGACTTGCCCCGGAACTCCGATGCCCATCAGATAATTGAGCTGCGATTGCGCCCCATAGCCCGATTGCAAATATGGCTGCTCTTGCGCTACCGTGTTCTGATATTGCTGCTGCGAGATAGCCTGCGCATTCGCGGCCGATTGTGCCTGCGTATCGGCAGCCGACTGTGCGCCATTCGAACTAATCACAGACCCTGCGATGGTTCCTACGGCCGCCGCTGCGAAGCCCCATGGCATTAGTGATGCCTCACACAAACGATCATCGTAATACGATCTTCTGAGCTTTCATTCGTGACCCAATGCACTTTGGAATTATCGAATGTGAATAAATCACCATCGACGGTAGTCAATTCATCATCTTCAACATGGAATCGCTGAGCTGGGTGGCCTTTGACCTGGAGAGCCAGCTTCTCATAATGGTGCGCGTGCCAGCCATGATCGACATGCGGATAACAGGTCTTGCCGGCTGGTATTTTGGTCACGAGCACCCCCCCTAGCTCACTGTCGAAATCCTCCGCAATGCGCTCGCTCAATGCTTTTGCAGTCGGGATCGCGCGCACCACCGGATACCATTCAGCGACATGCTGGGCATTGAATTTCTCAATATCCCCATCGAATCGCTCAATCGGGTTGTAGCGCACCCAAATGTCGGAGAGTTCGCGGTGCGGCGATCCCCCTTGAGTACGCATCGGCAACGTATCCCACAGCGCAGGATTCGCCAATTCCATCAGCAACCCGAAGGTATCCGCATAGCCTTGGCGCACCATTTTAAGCAACGAGACTCTCAATCTCTTCGGTATTGTGGACGCACAGCCACAATGCATCGGTATAAGCGATTACCATATGATTCATGTGGGCTTCGATCACGAGACTCGTGGGACCTTCGAGTTCCTTACTCCAGTCATCCGTCATCACGAGTACGCGACCGTAGATGAGTACCGATAGATGTGCATACCGATGCTTGTGCTGCACGACCTGCACGCCTTCTTTCAGCAACACTTGCTTGACGCCAACCCCACCCCCCACGTAGTTGATGGAGATGTCCTCGAGCACGTTATCGGTGCCGACAATCGGATTATCCTGTAAAAATTGTGTGACTCCACAGCTCATTGCGGCACAAAGAGCATGGTTGGTAACCCAGAATAAGTCACCGTCAATTGATCCCCCTGACTGCCAGGGAAGATCCCAGAGGTCAGGCCGGTCAAAGTCGTTTGCGCACGGATGAACTGAATGCTAGAAACCGTACCGCCGCGAATGAGGATGAATCCCCGCGAGGGGAATTCGAAGGTGAAAGGCGATGCGCCTAGAGTCACACTGGATTCAGAAGAAGGAGCGACGCCGTTATAGATTCCTTGAAAGAACCGGTACCACACCGATTGCGTTTGGCCGCTCTTGGTAAGAGGCTGCTCATAAGAAGGGCAGGTTTGATACGACATCTAGTCCTCGGTTTCGCCGAATAGGGTGGCTCCTATGATGTCGCGTGGCGTGGGATCGGAGAAATTCACCTCATAGACCCGATCGCGGGCTCTGCCCAATCGATTGATCTTCATGCGGTTCTTCGTCGCGCCTGCTGCCCCTATAGTACGCCAATTTTCATTGGACCAGGTAAATCCTCCATCATTTGACCAACGGACCATCGCTTGAGGGTTCTGCCCTTGTCCAAACTGAAGGCCAACCCCAGGGGTAAATTCGATCTGCAAGCTCGACTGAAAGACACGATTTCGTGTTTTTGCGGCCCACACATGTTTTGAGCGCCGCTGGGCACGCAATGGATTCCCGTTCTCGGTATAGATGCTGCGCGACATTCGGCTGACAAAGCCGTTTTGATAATCCCCAATCAATCGCAAGTTCTGAAAATCTACATAGCAATTGCCAGGGTGCCGATGATAAACGCCCGCAACAGGATCGTAACTCAAGCGCTGATGCCAGCACATCTTGCCTAGATTTTTGGACGCCGTGCCATCGAATACCCAAGTTTGATCGGCCGTTGGGAAGGTGAGCACATAGAACATATGCCCTTCTTCCTCGTATGCATAGCCAATCGCATCGGACACTAGAGGGTAAGAAGCAATCGCATGTTCAATTGCATGCGTAGATATACGTTCCCAACTATATTGGTTGGTTGCAATCACTATATTCTCGCCTTGCTCATTCTTTTCAAGCCAGACCAAGGATTGGCCCATGCGAGTGATTGAATGCACGGCAGAACAACCAATCTGCGGACCCACGCCAGGCACTCGAGCAAAGTTAAAATTAGCTCCTCCTGCACTAAACCAGACCTCACTGGTGCGCTCCCCTATTAGCCACAGCTCGCGATCATTCTCGAAAATCGTGATGAGGTTGTCGGTCGATGAATCCTTTAGCGCAAAAAAACTACCAGGAAAGGTATTGGTATATGGCGTGGGCCCATTCGTAATGAAAGTTCGTGTGCCGGTCTGATTGGCAATGATCCATCCCTCGATGAATGCCAATCGATCAGCCGGCACCACCCCAGGATCGGTGATCTGGCCAAAAGCTGCCACATTCAAGGTGATAGTGGCAGAAGCATTGGTGCCAATCGCCGCCGCAGTCATCGTAATTGAAGGCGCTGCGTAGTTAATGCTCGCAATCGTCGTGCCAAAAGGAATGAGTGCGCCTGTATCGGTTAAAAAACTACTCGGATTGGGACTGATGATGAGTCCGGCGGGCAAAACTCCAGGCAAGGTGATCGTCGGCGAGCCGGGCGTGAGCCCCCCTGTAAAGGTGGCAGTTCCGGCGCCTGCAATCCGATAGAAGTACCAATAAAGACCGTCCACAATAAAAACGTAGCCACCTTTGCCTTGGCTTACCACCCCATTATCGCGCATCACGACAGGGCCAGAATTGGTCAATAGAGTACCGGGTGAGGTAATTGCGAATTGCGCGATGGCGTTTTGTGTCGCCGGCACCGTCATGGTTGCGACATAGAGCGTCTGGCCGGTCACAAAGAGTGCCTGAGTGCCGCCGGGTAGCACCCAAGCGCCGCGCACGGGACCTATCTGAGTGAAGAATACCGATTGCAGACCAGGCGACCCTAAGAGCGCGACCGGCTCTTTTGCGCCATCGATCTCGGCTATTTCCACATACCAATTGATGGCGTTTTCAGCGTCCTGCAAGAGCATTGGCGCCTGATAGCTCGGTCCGCAAATGCCAGGATCGGCGGCGATCTGTGGCATCAATAATTACTGCCGAAGCCGCCGTGCATAATAAATCCGGCGTCTTTCCCATTCGCCCTAACTAAAGCGCGATCGTAGCGAAGTTTCTTCACCGGTGTCTCATTCATGGCCTTAATGAAATCCCTGGCTTCCTTGACTTGTCGCATGAGTTCAATCCCGGGAGTCTTGCCATACTCTGGCGCCAATTCGACCGCGAGCAGCTTTTTGAGCGCCCGGGAATAGCCTTGCGGCAAACTGATGGTTTGCGTGAGGGTTAAGAATTGCGTGAGCACCACATCCGTCCATAGATGCACTTCGCCGGCTTGCTGAGGATTCGGATAGACGAATAGGGTGCCCAAGGGATACGTTGTTTGATATGAGACGAGTAACGGCCACGGACCCGGAACACCCTTATAGCCTTCCTCATTGTAGTCATCAATCGAGGTGACATCCCACCAATAATCAAGCCCGCTGTTGCCGCTTGAAGTAATGCGCGTGAACCCTGGGCGGATCCGTAAAGGACGTGCAATCGCAAAATCCCCCGGGGTCGTATAGGTAATCAAATCGGCCGCGGTCAAGGTCGCTAGTGCATTCGACGACATGGTCAGCGTCGTGGTATTGACTTGATTGCCGGCCGCAGTCGGCGTGCCAACCAAGGCAGGGGACCAGGTAATCGCCGCAGAGCCGCTGGTCAACGTACCCGAGCGCGTCTCTCCATCGCTAAAGGTGAATAGGTATAATCCAGTCGCACCGCCCCAGGTTGAGGTCAATGTTCCCGAAGAGCCGACCGGGGGCGCGGTAAAGGTCATCCCGCTGACGACGCCTGCATTGTAGGAGACGATTGTCGCGCCGGCCGGGATCACCGCCAATAGATCGGTTAAGGTGCCACCCACCGTCACGCCATTGGCATTGACGCCAAAAGTGACGGTGGGGGCCGTTGTAAGCCCCGTGATGATAGGGGAACCCGTCGTGGTATAGCCTGAGAAGGTACCGCCGACCGGATTACCCACGGTGTATTTGTATTTCCCCGGCGTCCAGGCGACGATGTTCTCGATCGCGCTATAGATGAACAGTTTATCGGTCGAGAGGCTGTCGATTAAGTCATTTAGGACTTGAAGCGCATCCCCTGCATCATTGGCATTGATCGGTTCCCCGGCCTCTTGGGCCCCAATATTGCGCAAGGCGCCCGTAATGAGATCATTCGCTGTGGATGTCACAGCGCTCATGGATAGGGAGTCGTAATGGTGACGGCGACGGCAGATGCGATAATCTGATGCACCGCGGGTGTCGGATGCAATCCGGTGTAATAGTAATTGGCATTGCCTGGCGTCACGACCGGCACATAGCCGTAGAGGTTTACGATCTGCGCACCACTGAAAGCGGCGGATCCAGCTGCAACAATCGCAGCATTCAACAGAGGTAATTGTGTATTGGCATTACCCGTAACCGACGTCGTTGTCAGTTCCGCAATCAGAATAGGCACCCAACCCGCCGCCACGATCTGCGCACAGAGCGTCTGCAAATAAGAGAATGCCTGCGCGACGCTGGCCGAAACTTGAGAGAAATCATTGACAGAGCCCAAGATGACGGCATAGTTCAAGCCGGGCTTCTTGAAGGTCTGCAGCGACTTGGCGAGACCTGTCACAGTCGGCACTAGGCCATCGCCGATCTGCGTCAGCACCATCTGACTATGGGTCGAGAGATTAATGAGATCCCAGTTCCGCCCCACATAGCGCGGCAGAATGTTGCTCACGCCGAAGCCGGGCGTCACGTTGAAATTCGCCAGTCGGCTATCACCCACCAGCGCGATCTGATTAATCACCTGCGGGAAGATATTGAAGCGGCAGTAGGCCCCGTAGCGCATCGCTTGGGACTGTGCTGCCGTAGGGGCTGCGTTGAACATCGCGAGCCCCACGAACTTCATCATGCCGTAGGGGATAATCGCCGAGCCGCCGTAGGAGAAGATCCAGCCACCCGCGACCGCTTGACTCGTGATCGCGGCATTGTTGGTGCCCTGATCCTCGTTCACATTGAGAGTCATGAGCGGTGTGGCGGCACTGCTCGCAATGAGTACACAAGGTTGATTCTTAATAGCCACGGGAAGCGTATGCGCGGTGCCGTTCTGCGTGACGATGAGCTGGCCATTCAAATTCTGCGCGCCGCCCGTGCCGCCGAAAATGGCCTGATAGAAGCCTGAGCCTACCGAAGAATCTCCGATCGCACAGAGACAGGGTTGCGAGATATCGCTGCTGTTGGTGCCGACGCCAACCGCATAGACGCCCACATTGTTCGCATTCGTGAACGTGGCCGCCTGCGGCAATTGCAGCGCACGCTTATTGGTCGTGCCGCCGTTGGTCTGTTCATTGGGCGAGTAGATGGCATAGCGGCCGAGCACCGGGTCCCAGTCGATGTAGGGTGGAGAGGTAATGCCAAAATAAACGGCAATCGCGGCCGGATTCGCAGGCGCCCCGGCACCGGATAGCGTGTAAGGCCCGGCCCCGGAGGCAACCGTAATCCCCGGCGGGATACCGCTCCCATAAACCGTCTGCCCCGCGGCAATCGTGCCCGTCTGGCCGCTATTGATGGTGAGCGTGGTCCCCGTCGTGACAGTGGCACTCGCCGCAGAGACCGCAATGCCGGCCGCATTGGCCAAGGTCGCATGATTGCTGTTGCCGCTCTGATCGTAGACCTTCAGCACCTTGGCGTTCGTGGCGGCATCGGCAGTGGCCATGACAGCGCCCATCGACACATTGTCGAGCTCGCCCGTGGCGAGAATATTGACGGTGTAGATTTGATAGACGCCGCCCGCCGTGATCGCGACATCAACCGCCGCGCCCGTATAGCCCTTGAGCATCGCGCAGGTGCCGCCCGCGAACTTGGTCAGGGTCGTGCCCATGACGTCGGCAGGCGTGCCGATGGGACTTAAATTCAGGGCCGTCCAGGCAGCAGAGTCACTTGCACAGTAGGCAGATGTCGTGTAAATGGTGCCGGCATATTGCCATACAGAATTCGTTGTGAATCCGAGCGTTGCATTATCGGTAACTGCCGGTGGTCTTTGAATATTATATTTAGCGGGAACCGAATTATACGTAGCAGGTGCCAGAACAATCCAACTCACGCCATTGGTATAGACCATCCCTTGATCGGTGGTGAAGACCTGCGTGCCGACTTGAATACTGGAGGCTACCGGTAGAGAGGCATAAGTATAAGGCGCATTGGAAATGCCGGTGGCCGCTAACGCTATTTGAGTATTCGGATTCCCCGCACTCGCCGGACCTGGATTAATGGACGGCATGGCGGATCATTCTTCAGTTCCAAAGACGTAGCCACTTAAGGTCTGAGTCGCCGTGCCGGTGGCTGTGAGCACGTTATTGACCGCAGCACTCAAGATCCCATTGCCCATGGGCGGGGCAACAATGACGCCATTGGCCGCGCCGAAGGGCACTACCATGATGGTAGAGCCGGCGGTATTGTCTTTGAGCAGCACGTTACCGCCGATAGTGCCTGACTCGAGTACGTAGCCCATCAGGCGAAAGCGCCGGCCGGAGGTGGGTGTCCAGATCGTGGCTTCTGCCGCAATCGATACCGCATTCAAATTGACGAACTTGGTGGGCGAGCGGGTGCGTGAGTAGGTCTGGCCGTTCCACAGCGTCTGCTGCACGCCAGAGGAATCGATGATGGCACAATCCGCCATATTCCAGGTCGGCGCACTGGCGGGGCCCGCCGTGTGATTGATCGAGTGAAAACCAAAAGGCAGATTCAACGTGCTCGCCTGTAAGAACGGCACGGTGATGAGCGGCTTGGTAAAATCGCCGTAATAGAACTGCGCGTTCAAACCTTGATAGGCGACGAATAGGGGCAGCACATTGCCTAAGAGCGAATTGAAGTTCACCGCCTGATTGAAAATTCGGACCCCACCGCTATAGATACTGGCACCCAAGGTGCCCGTGATGTCGTATTCCCATACATAGCCGTCTTGCACCGGGGTCGCGGCCGTAAAACTGCCGGGCTTCGTGTAATACCCCACACACCGACTGGTGTTCGTCACCTTGGCCGCAACTGATGCGGCATCGATCGTCATGAGACCGCCCAACGTCAAATTGTTGATCGATGGTTCAAAGTTCTCAATCGAGGTGATGGAGGAGGCCGCCGATGCGGTAGTTCCTAAAGTGGTCACAAGACTGCCACCCGCCTGCGTCATCGTCCCGCCGGCCGCGAGCACCGGGGCTTGCCAGCGGTTCACCACATCAATGACAGTGCCGTTGAAGTTATCCTGAAAAATAACGTCCGGTGCCGGCGTCACGGGCACTTGACCGCCGCTTAAGGTCGGCACAAAGTTTAAGACCGTGCCATAGCCATCGGTGAACGAGGCCGAAGCGCCTACCCAGACGCTACCAATCCACAGATAGCTTTTGCCCGTATCCGTCTCGCGAAACGAATCCCCCGTCAGAGGGGAGCCCAACTGCCCCGTAAGGGCAGCGGTCGGCTTGGTATCAGTCGAGAGACCGAACCATTGGGTCGAATTCTTGGTAATTGCCATGAATCACTGGATGCCTGTCATTATCATGCCGGCAAGCGGCCGGTTGACCTCAATCGCGAAGGACCCAGAAGGGAAGGTGAGAGAACCAGCCGTGCTATTGTTTAAGGCAAGCGCCAGCGTATTGGCGGCGCTCACCCGCGCATTCTCAATAGTGACCAAGGTGGTAATCGCAAATTGTGGCGATACGCTCACCACATCACCGGGCTGCAGACCAGGAACGGTGAATGTCTGCTCCAACGTGGTAGTTGCACCGGTCGCGGCGGGCGTCAAAGTCACCACCAGAATGAAGGCACTTTGGATATTCCCGTACGTGACGATTTGAGGGCCTAATGGCATGGCAATTCCTTACGACAAGTCATAGCCGTAAACGAAAATATCCACCGTGGCATTCGCCAAGGCGGTACCGACGTTCAGATACAGACCCTGAGCGGGAGAAGCCACCGCCGCCGATGCAGCCGCCGCGGCAGTAGCCACCGTGGTCGAGGTCTGTCCCGTCAAGACGCCTTGGGTTCTGACGGTCGTCCCCGTGCTCGCCGCGCCAGTGAAAATACCGACACTGGCCGCAGCAACTGTCGCTGAGACGCCGCTCACAAGGCCATTAGCCACGACAATCGTGGTGGCAGCCCATGAGGCGGCATTGATCATGGGGATGAACCCCGCATCGCCGGTACTATTGAGGGAAACCCCTCGAAAAGCGGCCAGCAAGCGCAGCGCATTCGTCCCCATCGGGGTGGAATTTGCCTGGGTATTGACGGGCGCCAACTCCAAAATCGTATTTGGATTCGACGCACTGGCCGGACCTGGATTAACTGAAGGCATTGCTCATTACTCCTGATTAACCAGCGACCCGAATACCCAAGGTCCGGTATAGGCTCGCGGGCCCATACAGAACGTCGGCGCGAGTGGGCTCTGAATCATTGTTGATCGTATATTGACTCACGACGCGAATGCTCATCCCCACATCTTCATCGTCATAAGCGCGGGCCGCGAACTCCACACCGCGCGGAAGCGGCAAGTCCGCAAAAGCCAAGGCATACGCGTACTTGTGGAACACTAAATTTTGAGGACTGACCAATCCACCATTCGCCGCCGGGGTGGTCGAGCCATTCAACGTGATGATCGCGCCGGAGGCGGGGGCCGCCGTGACGTTCTGGAACTGACCGCCCGAGATGCAACAATCGCCAATCGTCAAGGTGAGCGTGCCAGTGCCGCTCGAGGTGTACTGGCCGGTGATCGGATTAAAGGTACCCGCGGCGAGGGCTGCGGCACCGAAGGTCAAGCCCGGAGGGGCCGCGCCATTCGGCGGTACCACAAAGCCACCCGGTGGTAGCACCACGAACTGCCGCAGCGTCTTGCCATACTGCAGACGGTTCTGCGGGTTGACCGGATAGACGTTGGCGAATTGAATGATATCGCCGACGTTAATCACAGCGGTGGAGTTCTGCCAGCCTTGCGTCGAGACAGTGCCAGACTGAGCCCAGCCGGAGGTCAGAAAGGCGGTCCCTGCGACCGGAGTCGTGAGCACGGCAGAGTTTGCCGCGCCATTGCCGCCGGCACCGGTCGTGAAGACCGGAATGTTTTGATCTTCCCACCAATCAAGACCACCGAATTCCCGGGCAATCATGCCGGTATCGAGAAATTCGCTGATGCGTGCCTGGGGGTTGAATAACCCTTGAACCGTGGCGACCATGGAGGACATGGAAATCGGATCAAGGACCGCGTTCTTCTCACCCTCTCGCGGACACGCCTCGGCAGCCAACACAGCGCGCGCGTCGGTGAAGAGCTTCAAGGAATTCGGACTGGTGCCGAACGTGCCCAAAGTGCCCGCCGTATTCAAATAGGCATACTGTGCGGTGTCTGAATCGATGCGATTGGCGACCGTGGCAATCTGCGGCTTCAACACGCGCTTTTTGAACATGTCCATGGAGAGCGCCAGATCCTGGGTCGTGAATTGCACGTCCACATGGAACTGGTAGTTCAAGGACACTGGAATGCTCGATTCCTGGGTATCCTCCACGTTCAGCGGCGGACCGTAGGTGCCCTTATAGCGCGGGGGTTTGCGAATATTGCAGGTCGCGCCGATTTTGGCACCGGTCTGCGCAAACTCATTGGAATATTGGCGCTCAACGCGATTCGCGATCACCAATTCATTTTCGAGAACCACCAACGCTTCATTGGTGATGTAAGACATCGTCAGCAGCGTTTGCGCCACGGTAAGAACTCCTCAAGTGGTTAAACTAAAGGAGCGCCGATGCCCTCAAGCGTTAATGGCGACGTGCCCTCTCACGCTCATACGCCCGTAATTCTTTGTACGACATCTTGGCGGGATCGATATTGATCGCGCCAGTACCGTTCGTCGAAATGGGCGTAATGGGAGCCGGAGCCCCTGGACGTTCGACCGTTTTAGACGCCGCTGCCTCGGGAGAGGGTTTGTTCGCAGGCTTTCTAAATTGATCTGAGAGAATTCCAAGCTCTGCAATCGCCACGAAGGGATCAAGAACTCGTATTTTTTCCGCTACTTCCGGGTTTTTGGCCAGAAAGTAGGCGATGTCCGTACCATACTCTGAGCGAGCAATGAATTGCAAGCACTCGTTTTGCAACATGATCGGGCTTTTCTCGACGATCTGCTTCCAATCCGCATATTTACCCTGCGCCTTCTCCATGCGCTCCTTGAATAGTCGGTCACTTTCCTCCTTGCGCGCTCTGGCCTGCCCCTCCGCCTGCGCGCGGCGATCGTCATCGACCGCTTTCTTCGCTGCGAAGGCCGCATTATCCCGCGAGAACTGCAACCAATCGAATTCCCCTTTCGCATCGCGGTACTTGGCATCTTGCGGATCCGGCTCTTTAGCCTCCTCCACCGGCGGCTTCGTTTTGGTCTCCAGTTCCTCGGAGCGGCGTTGCAACGCTTCAGCCTTTAAGCGCCACTGTTCGCGCTCATTGAATAAATTTTCGGCAAAGCGCTCGGATTCCTCTGCCTCCGCCCGAGCCGCCGCCGCGTCGGTCTTCGCGGTCATCATCTCGTAGTGTTTCTTGCCAATGCGATTCTTCGCCCGCGTCGGCAAATCCTGATCTTCCGATTCAAGGCCAGTCTCTTCAGCTTTGGGAGGCTCTTTAGCTTCAACTGCGGGCTCTTTGGCCGGCTGCTCAGCGCCCGGAGAAGATAATTCCGTCGTGCCAGGCGTTTTGACGATCTCAAGCGCGGGAGCGGGACCTGGGGCTTTGCGGCGTGGATCGGCAATGATTTCAGTTGCTTTGCCGGTTTGCACGAAGTCGGTTAAGCCTTCTGAGGTGACTACTTTCGCCATTTACGCTGCTCCATTGGTTTTTTCCGCCGTTCGGGCGGCGTCAATCATCTCTTTCGCCGCACGCCGATCGTGCGCCGCTTCGGTATTCGTGTTGAGCAACTGCCCGGCTGCGCCAACCTCGGCCACCAGCAACTGGGTATGGGCTTTGACCTGCGTATCCCGCTCGGCGGTGTGATCCCGCATCTCGGTATCGTGCGCTTTGACGTGAGTCTGCATTTCGGTCTTTCGAAGCTCCGTCTGCTGCCAACCGGTCTCGATGCCGGTCTTGTACTTGATCTCGAGTTGCAAGTGCTGAATCAATTGGTCTTGCTGCTGACTCTTTGCCTGCATCGATTTGATGATGTTCTGCGCTTGTTCGGGAAGGTCCTTCATGACCTTCTCCATACCTTCTGGGTTTTGCGGCATGACCCGGTCGGCGAGCTGATCCATGTAGGGCGCATCAATCGAGCGGAACAGCAAGTCAGCACCGCTTTTAGCGACAATCTCGGCAATGGGCCCGATCCGTAAGAGATCCGTCATGGTTTCGGCGCCCTCTTGGCGCTTAGTGTCATAGCCGGGGCCTGTATCCATGACCACGTCATAACGGCCCACCGTCATGTTGTTTTTGATCTCTGTGATGCCGCGGTCGCTCACCTTGGGCTGATTGAGGCTGACCATTTCGGGTACCCCATCCTCCCCAATGATGCGTTGCATGCGCTCTTCGCTGTAGTAGTGTGGGAAGAGGTCGAGCAAAATCCGCCCGGTCTGCGCGATCGCCATGGTCTGGTTATCGTAATATTGGAAATGACTGATATCGCTGATCGCTTGTCGACGGCGCAGCGCCACGCCGGAGACCACCGCTCCCGGGGTATCTTGCTGCGGCTCATGCGGCATACCGGCGACCGCGGTCAAGTGCTGCATCGCGCTTTGCATGGCTTCGGCGAAGCCCGCCTCCACTTCCACCGCTTGCATGCGCTGCGGCGGCGGGACGCCTGGCAACGGATTACCATCGAGACCTAGGATGAGTTTGTACTTTAGGCTTGAGTACGGCTTCTGATTCGCATCGTCCCATTCTGGATGACCGTCCGATTGCCCCTCCGCCATCACCCAGGGCGCTTTGGAGGACAGCGCGAGCTTGGCGGTCTTGGCACTCTCCCAGTAATTGACCATGCGGGCGGGGTCTTTCACATCCCGAATCATGCCTTTGCGCCTCACCTGACCATTCAGATCGAGCACATTGCCTTCGACCCGCACCACGGGAATATAGGTGCCGGGGAGGTCCCGCTGATCGACGACTTTCGTGCCGTTGATGAGAAACCATTGGATCTGCCGACGTTCGGTGGGGCGGCTCTTCGGCTTGCCTTTCTGGTCGAGAGCAATCGTGATGCCTGCCAGATCGAAGGCGTCCTTGGCGGCCGTATACTCGGATTTCATCAACATGCGGCCATCTGACATGGTGTAGAGCGTATCGGCCATCTTTTTGATCCGGTAATACTCCGCAAGCCGGATCTCCTCCTTGCTCTCCCACTGGCTCTGATTATCCCCCGCGCCCATGGCAATCCATTCGTTCAGTTCCACACCCGGATGTTTGCGCTTGAACTCGGTTTTCTTCATCTTGGTGGAGAAGATGAACCAGTCCATGTCCGAGCCATCGGGGAGTTGTGCTGCGGGGTCAATGTAACCGGTGAAGGTGTTGCGCACGGTATCGATATAGAGTTCTTGCGTGGCACTGCGCTCATCGGGATAACGCCCGACAATGCGCCAGTAGCCCCAGCCGATACGCACCGCCGACTCGCCGCCCGTGTCATAGGCCACGGAGGCTTTGGAGAGCGTCTCGACGTGGCGAATCAAGCCATTGGCGACCCGCGCGTCATCCAACTGCACCCCATCGCCCACCGGATGCACTTTGATCCGGGGGCGCTGCTGACGCATGTTGTTGACTACGCGGCGCACCAGGGTCGCGGTGTGGTTGATGGTCAGAGCCACTTGATTGCGCGCGCGGGCGTTGTAGATATCGTCTGGCCATTGCTGGCCATCGGCGAACTCTAAATCAGCAATGGCATTGGCGCGATTCGGGCTTTCGACTTCTTCGGCTAATCTCAATCGGTCAGCGCATTCAAGAAAGATTTGCTCGTCGGTTTCGGCATCTTCTAACGTATCGCGAGGAGTTTGCGGCATTTTGGCGATTATGCGCTTAAATATGCATGGAAGCGGGCAATCGAGAAGCCATCGACCAGTTTATGCAGCATATTTATTCACGACCCCATCCACCCTAAGCCGTCATGTCGCGATCGGCCGCTCTGGCCTGAGGTTTCGCGGGGAACAACAGTCTGATATTGAACACAGGCGAACCGGCGCATCATCATCGCATAGCGAGTGGCCGCCATCAGATCATCACTTTGCTTGACGATCAGCCCTTCCTTGCGATGATACATACGGAACTCTTCCCACCAATCGTTTAAGTTGCTGAAAACCTTGAAGCGGCCAGTCTGCATGCGATCGAACATCTGTGCAATGCCTGCTTCGACTCCATTGCTCCCATCCTCGAACGTGGCTCGGAGCGCGAGCATGTTAAGCCCTTGCTCTTTGTATTGCTTGGCAAGCTGCTCACCAGATCCCTTATCGTGCGCCAACCCATCATGAGGCCAGGACCAGGGCAACCATAGCGCCCATGGCCTTATTGAGGCGGAGAACATCGCCGGGGTTTGCTGGCGTTGTCGATGACAGGCGATGACGTAGAGGGTGTCGACGTCGCGATCCCAAGCCAGTCGGACTGCCGCCGAAGGATGGTCCCAGCCGAAGTCGAGGCCGCCGATCTGCGGCCAGTGAGCGGGGATCGCAAAGGGTTCACATCGCAGCTCATCCTCCGCAATGGGAAATACTCGGCCCGATCCCAGCTGAGGTATACCCTTCGTTCTCGCATCGCGTTCATACTCCGGGTAGCTCGCAATAATGGCGGCGCGCTGTTCCGCTGTATAATGCCCCACATCCTCGATGGTCATCTGGGTAACCGACGTCCCCGGCACCTTATCGATCAAGAACCGCTTAACGACGTCCGACATGCCGAGCAAGGGCGTAAAGGTCACAAAGACCGGTCCTACGGTAGAGTTGGTGCGGGTCAATCCTTCCAAGTAGATATCAAGCGGCGGCTCCTCATCGAACCACACCATATCGAGCGTTTCACCCTGCCACTTCTCACGGCCTTTCTCGTAGGACTTGAGCGCGATGTGACTTACTTGTCCCGATTCGTGCCTGACTTTGATGGAGTCTTGCAGATCGGGCTGACCGCGGGCGGAGGTGAGATCAACGATTGCCTCTTTTGGTATTGATCCCGTGCCATAGCTGCCGGGTCGTCCAAGTAAAATACGTTGTACGTTATCCCGGGTAGATTCCCCTGTAATGCCAGCAGCCCAGCCCACAATCGCTCGATCGTAGCGCCGGCCTGGCCATCCGGTCGGATAGCGACCTGTAGCGTGCATTGCATATTCCATCCCCGCGGCAAGCGTCTTGCCGAGCTGATTACCTGCCATCAAGAGCCGTTCTCGGTAGTCACGGCCGGAGGCGTGAAAGGTTAATTGCTTAGGATATGGCCGATAGTCCTCAAGCTTCGATTGGCTCGTGATCTGCGCATCCAGCGCTTGGAGCGTCTCCAGGAGCAAGGAAGGATTGGAGAGCAGCGATGGCAAGCCTGAGTTCATCACGGTCTATGCCCTCCAAGGCGCTATCCTGCTCTACCTGCTTCGGCATCAAAGAGGCCACGACTTTGACATAGCCAGTGGGGTCTTTCTCTCGAGCAGCGGCGAGAGCTTCTGCACCATTGTCATTCCAATCCACAAGTAAATCAGCTAGAAAACGCTCTTCAAGCTTATGCCTGCTTCCTTTGGGGCGTCCCGCTGGATTCCCAGATTGTCCAGGCTGCCAGGGAGGTTTGAGAAAAGCGAGATTGCTACTCACGGTGCTGATTCGGTGTTATTTGACCGATCTGCTTCTTTGTTGCAGAGCAATATGCGTAATTCCAAGTTTGGCTCGTTTAGATCTGGAAGCTTCATCGACAGAAGCGCTCGTAGCCCTATCTTTGCTAAGTCATAGATCTGTTTTTCCGCCGCATCGACGCGAGCGCTTTCTTGCATCTCCTGCATCATAACGTTTTCGTTATGAGTTTTAACCACTTTTGCCAAAAGTTTGTACTGTTTTTCGGGATTGGCAGCTCGCACTGTCTCGGCCTCAACTTTGAGGCAGACATGCATGAGACATCCATCGCTGACATCTGCCATTATTGCACCGTCTCCAAATCCCGCTCGGCTGTCACGATGACATTGATCGTATAGCGCTGCTCGACTCCGGTGCCGCCACGTAAAGCACGGTCCTGCTTAAGGGGGATCATGATCTTATCGATGAGCGGCCCAACCACTTTTGAAATCAATTGGTTACGCGCATTCAGCATACCGAAATCAACCCCTGCGCAGGACACGCCGTAGTTGAGCTTTTCCATGGCGGCAGGACTGGTTGAGAAATCGTGAGCGGATGCAGTCTGTTCGCTCATTCGCCAACCCATTCGACATGATCGCCGGTGAGAAGAACTGCCGTCAATTCGCCGCCTTCCACATCAGGCTGCCGCTCATGCGTGCAATCGGGTCCGCAGGGAACCCACCTGAGGGCCGCGCTGGTATTGCTTATTCGCACATAGTGCTTAGTAAGGTAATCCGCATGCTCGCTCATGATTGCTCGATCCCGGTTATATCGTTCTCCCGGCAAATGACCATTTCCTTGTCACCCCAGCGCACGGTCTGAAAGAGATAGCCTTGAATATCGAGGCCACCCAGTTGAACCACATCGCCCACCTTCACTTCACAGGGCGTGAAATAGCGGCTATCCCAGCTTTTTGTGCGCTGGCCTTTGCGCCCGTCATAAAGCTTGCGGTAATGGCCGGGCCCCACCGCACGCACGATCCCACGTAAAGGACGGCCGGTATAGACCACCTGGATGATGTCACTGAATGGCCAGGCGATCGGCTCGAGCAGGATTTGATCGCGCAATGGGCGGATATGGGAGGAGGCGGGGACGCTATCGAAGCATTCATTGCCTAACCGGGTGCTGCGGACCGCACTCATGGCTTCGCTTTCGCGCTCTTCGGGGATGTGGATGCTGAGCGCTCTCCTTTGGAAGGGAAGCGTTTACGGGAGGGAGATGAACGCGAATAGCGCTGCAGAAAGGCGCCCAAGGATTCAGTCGCGGGCGCAGCTGGCATTAATCGGCCATCTTGACGCGGGCTAGATCCTTCATCCCATCGACATCGAACTTCATGCCTTGGGTATCCTGTTTCGAGCCGCTCGGCGCATCGTAGCAGCCCAAGACCTTCGCAATGGTTTTGGCCCCACTGGTGAGCACCATGCCGATGAGCGGCCGGCCTGAGGCGCCTACGACGGCTCTGTCATCCCCTTTGGCCATCTGCCTTACTCCTTCAGCGTGCCGCGCACCACGGACTTATCCGGATGATTGACGAGCGGGAAGCGAATGCCATGGGAGCCGGAGCTGCCGACTTTCTCTTCCGATTTGATGGATTCGGCTTCGCGGCCATGACGCGATTCGCCTTTCTGCATCGATTCGCGATTTTCAGCTTTACCGGGCATGGGGATGGATCTCCGAAAAAGGGTGAGGAATTTCCATCATACGCGCGCGGGGTAGCGCGTCAATGCGTATCTGCGGGCTCACAACGCCCACCACACCAGCCCCGACACCCCCGCACAGGCCGCACACAGCCAGCCGATCGCCTGCCAGCGATACTGGGGTCTGTCAAGTCCAAGACGCGGGGGACGGGGAGGCGGGATGTAGAGGCGCTCGTGCGTGGTCATTGTGGTGCTCCGTGTAGGTAATGCGTGATCGCCGCTTTGGCCTCTTCCCAGCCCTTGCAAATGACGGTCGCCCAGCCAAGCGCATCCATATCGAGCTTGAAGGCAACTTGCTCCTCGCTCACCACCCAGCCACGGCGACGCTTGAGCTCCAAGAACAGTCCCGGATAGGGGGGCCGTGGGATGGGTAGCAGGTAATCGAATACGCCGTTCCTGAAGCCTGTGCGTTTGAGCTTGCACATGGTAATGGCGCGTTGGCGGCTATCTCCACCTAAGTAAGCGCCATTCGGGATCATGATGAGCAGGCGGCTCAGGTGAAAGTGCTGCCAGCGCTGTGTCAGGGCCCATTGCATCAGGCACTGTGCCTCATCATCCTCGGTCGGGATTAGAACCTTGAGTTTGAGGGCGGCTTTCAAGGAGAAGATTTCCCTACGGGACCGCGTTTATTGATACGTTGATAACGGGCATGAAGAGCCCACTTTCCCATCCGGATCCTACCGGGGTGGTACTCATTAAGTCCCTTTAAGGGGAGGCAGGAGTGGTCAACCTGATTGCGTCCTCTGGCCGTGTAGCCTCGTGGCAGCTGTGCGGCGGTACGGCTAAGCCCCGCGTCTTTCGTGGCACTGACGGACTTCTGGTTGCTTTTGGAGGTGAGACTGAGGCAGAATGGCGTTGGGCCGTCCTGCCTGATTTCTCGGTTGCTCGTGACAACTGAAATCGACGCCTCCTGACGCAAATCAGGGGGCGTTTTCACATTAGTCCTGTGGGAATTCACTTACAAGACTTTTTTGGAAAGAATTTCATATCCATTCTCCCATTGACGCAACTCCTGAATAGGCCTCATGTTCCACTGCCAGGAACGTCTATAGTGACAGCTCCGCATTTGTCGCAGGTCTCTCGCATTCGGCCTGACGTATCACCGAAACCAGTTTTCCTGCCGTCGTGCAGACACGGCAGCGCTTGAGTAAGCCAATCCCGGAGTTCTTGCGCCTCCTGGATGGTAATCGGATAGCGCGTCTCGCCAAGTAGCACGTATCCAGCGTGAACCCGTGCATATCGACTTGCAGCAATATTTCTGAAAATATCAGCCATGGTCACTTCCTAAAGGCCACTGTAGGCCATTCTTCAGGGTAAATGTCAGCCATTTCCTAACCTCTTTCGCGCCACCTTTGACTTTTGGCACGATTCTTGTCACGCTATCCTCACCTGCGAGAGTTACCCGACACTATGCCGCAATGGCTCTCACTCCAAGGGCTCCGTCAGCTCGGCCTCTGAATCGGAGCCCTTTTCATTTGGGTTTTATTCTCCAGCGAGTAACGTATCGCGCGCAGCATTGATGCGCATCATCCGCTGCTCGTCCCCACCTCTGTCAGGATGGTTATCGCTTGCGAGCCGTCGATAGGCTTCCCGGACTTGATCTTTCGTCGCGTGACTGTCTAATCCTAGAACCTGCCAAGGCTGCTCAGGAGCGGGCAGAGCCGCAAACCCTGTGAATGCCTGCTCGACCATCTGACCGCTGCCCCAGCGCTCTATACCACGCAAGGCTTCGATGGTTTTGGCGACCGCCTGCATATTATCCTCAACCTTATCCCATCGGTCACATGCGAAGCACATCGGCTTTTTCTTTAGGATGAAATAGACGGCTACGCCTACCTCACCAATATAGCCAGATCGCGCCATCGGTACGCCGTCTTTGCGCAGCGGTAAGTTGCTGGAAATGACGAGATCCCGCCCCCACAACAAATCCACTTCACGCTGCACGTTCTGAATTGCCTTACCCAGCGTCGTTTTGAATCGAGCGCTCTCGCGGCCGTATTGTTTGGCTTTGCCCGGCGGCCAAGTCAGAGGATATGCTTCGATTGCCATTATTTATCTCGCTCCATCTCACACACCGGCGCCCGCTCCTGCACGCTGCCATCGGCTAGCCGGTAACTCGTCGTCACCCGCTCCCGTCCTATCCGTACTGCCTTCATGACCCCGCAGGCACAGCCGTAGCGCGTCACGTGGCTGTCCATCGCCATCAGGCGCCAGGTGTGGCGCTTGCCGGTCATTTGCGCTTGCCGTTGGCTTTCTTGTATACAACGGGCATATCGACCCGCTGTATTCCAAGATAGTCGAGAATTTTGGGGCCGGCCGCTCGATTGCCGTTCAAGATATCGCTCAAGTAAGGCGCCGAGCAGGGGATTTCCCTCGCAAGCGATCGTAAGGAGCGGCCTTTCATGCGTAGTCGCAACAATTCTATGGGTTCCATACGTCGACAGTATCACGGAATTATTTTGTCCGCTACCATTGCTTTGTGCGCTTACATCGATTAGTCTAGCTCCATCGAACCACTGATGGAGACCGCCAATGTCTATACTCGATTCCAATAAGGAAGCCCTTAGCCACCACGCGCGTCAAGTGGGCGAAATACTCGCACGTAAACTGTTCGCCGCTCGCGGCAATCACAGTGAAGCACACCTGAATGAATACGAACTGGCGCTAGCGTGCGCGACTGCCGCTGAGATTGCCCTGCAAATAGCTGCCCAGGTGAAGGTGGCCGCATGAGCCGCTATCAAGACTTGGGGCAAGAGGAACGCACTGCAGCAGCCGATGAGTACAGCGATCGCGAGTACGAGGCGCAGGATCTGCGCGAACAATTAGCCGATGAGCGGCGCGATGATCTGATCGACTTGCTCGTCGCGACTTCGAAGGCACTCGCATGAGCTGGGCTGCGGGCTTCATTTGGTTCGGGTTAGCCTTCATCGTGCTTGGCATCTTTGGCGTGTGCCTCGATGTCTACCGGACTCGTCGACGCGATCAGCGCGCCTTTAAGATCAACCCGATGTTCAAAGTCGGTGGAGATATCCGTGACCGCTCGTGACAATGCCCAGTTTGCGCGCATGGTCGAGCGCATCAAGGAATTGCTTGAGGAGAAGCGGGCGCAAGAGATCCCGACTTCGATGTTTCACCGGCCCCAGGCGGAATAGGAGAATCCCCATGAGAATCGCTTTATTCGAATATACCAGCCAGGCTATGCGCGGCATCACAACCGTCATTGCGGAAGATGATGCGCGGTTTCACGATAACAAAATACGCCTCTCCGAATTCGTCGAGGTCGAGTTCCTGATGCGCAATACCGCAGACCTCGTGCCAGAACAGGTCGCCGCGATCGATGAGCAAATTGCCAAGGTCAATGCGGCGGCCGGCAAAGCGCTTGTCGAATTGAACGCGCGTAAGCAGGAATTGCTGTCGCTCACGTTGCAGGGAGAGGCGGTATGAACACAAGATTACAATCTAATCAATCAAACGCGGAGCCGTGGCCTGATCCATCGCCTATCCCTGTCTATAGGACACCCAAGGTCTATGCTGCCATCTCCAAGGTCATGACCGACATTGGCCGGATCGGCATCAGCAAGGATCGCAAGAACGAGCAGCAGGGCTTTAAGTTCCGCGGCATCGATGATGTCTATAACGCAATGAGCGGCCTCCTGGCAGGCGCTGGCCTCTGTGTGCTACCTCGCGTCACCAAGCTGGAGGTTACCGAGCGGGCGACCAAGAGCGGCGGCGTACTGTTCTATGTGGCGCTCGACGTCGAGTTTGATCTCGTGGCTGCGGAGGATGGCAGCAAGCACACGGTCGCGGTTTCGGGGGAGGCTATGGATTCAGGCGATAAGGCCACCAACAAAGCGATGTCGGCGGCTTTCAAGTACGCCTGCATGCAGGTCTTCTGCATTCCGACCGAGGGCAACCCGGATGCGGATGCCGAAACGCACGAGGTAGCCGCTAAAGAAATTCCGGAAGACTGCTGGGTGGCGTTGAGCGATGCGGCCAAGCTCGGCGAAAAGGAGCTGCGGCGCGTGTGGAAAGCGGATATCAGCGAAGAGACCCGTACGCTCATTACCACTGCCCATGTGGTGCGCTGGGATGCGCTCAAAGCCGCCGCCATGAAGGTGCTGACATGAAATTTCACATCGTCGAGTATGAGCAGCGCTCCACCGCCTGGTTCCTCGCCCGCGCGGGCCGTCTCACAGGATCGCGCGCGGCTGACATGCTCGCCAAGATCAAGACTGGAGAGGCGGCGGCGAGACGCGATTACCGTCTACAGCTTGCCGTCGAACGGCTTACCGGCGCTCCGCAAGAGAATGGCTTCGTGAATGCTGATATGCAACGTGGAATAGATCTGGAGGCTACCGCGTTCTCCGCCTACGAGGCAGCGACGGGCGAAATGGTGCGCCGTACCGGATTCATCTGCGCGGATGAGCACATGATCGGCTGCTCGCTCGATGGTGATGTATCGAGCTTCGCCGGCATCATTGAATTGAAAGTACCGAAATCCACCACCCACATTGGTTATTTCAAGAGCGGTGGCATCCCCGCTAATCATCTGCCGCAAGTGCAACATAATCTATGGGTCACCGGGGCCGAATGGTGTGACTTTGCAAGTTTCGATGATCGACTGCCGAAGCCGCTGCAATTATTCAAAGTGCGCGTCTACGCTAAAGACTTGGATATGGCCGGCTACGCAACCGAAGCCATGAAGTTCTTAGCCGAAGTCGAGGCCGAAGTCGCCGCACTCACCATCCTCAAAGATCAGGTGGCTGCCTAATCATGGACCTGTACCTTACCCGCACGCTCACCGGCTTGGTCGCGCACGATGATGCGGCCAAAGCGGCCTTGCGCAAGATCAAGCTGGGGCGCGTGGTCAAGGCTGAGATCGTGCAGCCGCGAAACTTAGCGCATCACAAAAAGTTCTTCGCATTGCTCGGTATCGTCTGGGCGGCGGCCGGGGACTGGGCGACGGTGGAGGATTTGCTCACGCAATTGAAGATAAAATTAGGGCTTACCACCGATGTGGTGGTGCGAGAGTCCGGCGAAGTGGTCAAGGTATTGGGCTCGATTAGCTTTGCGAGCCTCGATCAAGCTGGCTTTGATGCTTTCTACGAGCGCGCGCTCAAGGCGCTGTGTGAGCTCGCGGGTGGGATTGATAGCGAGATGTTGCGCCAGGAAGTGCTGCAGCAATTGAGTAAGGCGTGAGCGGCTTCTTTGGGAAAATCAGGTGAGCATGATGCAATCGCAAATGACTGAGCCGCCAACCAGGACCAAAAGGCCGACGTATTGCTACCTTTGTCGATGCACCGTGCCCACTGACAATTACTGCTTCGGGTGCCGCAAACATATTTGCGACGAGTGCGATGAGGCGGTTGGCCTTGTCGGAAAACACGAACCGGAAGCACATCGCTCACAATCTGCAAAGCCAGGTGTCACATGAACGCTCGCGTAGATGAAGCAGTGCGTCTCGTCGTGGAGATGTACGGACACGAGACTGCGCACATGGAACCTGCGGAGCAAGCCGCGGCAGCCGCACAAATCATTATTGAACTCGCCAATACGGTCGAGGAGATTTCAATGGAAAACTTTACTGTCATCAAGGGAGCCGACCATGGGGCGTAAGGTGCTGCACAAATCGCACGTTATCTACCGGACGCACGTGACAATTACCACGACCCAGTGTCGCCGGCACGTCAACACGAGCGACGGCATGAACATCGCCGACCGAGACGAGGATGTGACGTGCAAGTTATGCCTGGGCCTGATGGATCACACGAAGCACATACGCTCCACTGCGCAAAGAGAAACAGCCAAATGAACGCCACTACTACCAGGATTTTTCTCACGGCAATATGCATATTCAACGTCTGGATTTTTCAGCGCGCTTGGCATTTTTCGCTAGAGGAAGCAATGACGGTTTGCATCATCTTGCTGCTCATAGATATGGCTGGCCAGCGTGCATCATCTCGGCAAAGAGCAGTGAAGCCGTGACGCGCGAACAGCAATTCCGTGCGTGGGTTGAGCGACAGCCGATCAATGTCGGAAACCTGGATTACGCGCTGAAAGACGAAGAAAGCACCGCGTGGCTGATGTTCCAGGCATTTAAAGCCGGCTTGCGAACAAAGCAGAAGAAAAATACAAATGATTCCTGAAACCGATGAAGGCAACGCTTTTAGGGTCGCATTCTACCGGCTCGAAAATAACTGTACCTGCAACGACTGCTTGGAGCGCATGTGGCCTCTATGGCAGGCGGCTACAACATTCGCGCTGGGAATGGGCAACGTATTCGGCCCATATCCGGTTGGAACGCTATTCCAAAAGAAAGCAGATGGCCGCGTTCTAGCCATGGCTCCCGATGGGAAGATCACAATTGCTTCTCCGGCAACGAAGGTTTACGCGGATGGGCTGGATGTGCGCGGCTGCAAGCCATCAGCTCGCCTCGAGAACTACTCGGTAGATGCCATCGATAAAGCAATTATGGATGGCCACCTGAAAGTGACACCTCCGCAAAAAAACGGTGACGCCACATGAACATCTTCGTCTCCCCGCCCGTGTGCCAGTGCTGCGGGGTGCCGGTGAGGAATCATGGCATTGCGTACTGTTGGCGGTGTGCAATCTGCGGCGGCATGAGGAGGGTATGAGCATGATTAAGCGGTACAAGGTCTCGAATCGATGGCTAATCGTCGGTAAAGACGCTCCTGACGATCTGGACCTGCGCAACGTCGAGATTGTGTTGGCTTCCGACTACGATGCCAAAGTCGTGGCTCTCACACAGGCCGTAGCAGACCAGGCTGTTCGCGCTGAGGAGGCTGAGGCAACCGCTGCCGAGCTGGCAGGCGTTCGCTCTGACCTAGCCATGTGCGAAGCGAAAGGGTCGAGTCTGGAGATGCGGGCCGACAAAGCCGACCTACTGCGCGTGCTGGGCGTGGCGGATGAGCGCGTGAAGGCACTGGAGGCCGAACTGACTGCCGACAACGAACTATTCCAGCAACGCTGGCGGGAGTGGCAGGCCGAGCGTGATGCTCTCAAGGCGGCACTGCGGGAGGCCCGGCGTTGGATCGGGGACGGTGACATGTCAGACGGTATGAGCCGCGAAATTTGGACGCGAGCCTACGCGGCCGTGGTCGATCTGGTGGACACCGCGCTAACAACCCCGGAAACGCCAACTACTAAATTGACATCAGTTAGTAGCAAATCTGCATCAGCGCTGGAAACGAGTTTAAGTCCTGCTGATCCGTCCTCCACGCCGATTGCGCGCTCAGGCGGGCAGGTGGAGAGGATCGGCAGGCGTTCTTCTTTGGAAAACAAAATGACAACTAATCGGCTTATGTATCTCCGCGACATCGCTAATGCCGCGAACGCCAATGTACATAGCCTCTGGCTTACCGAAGCAATTGAGCACATCCGCAAATTAGAGGCGGCGCTGCGGGATGTAATGCCGCGAGCTAGCTTTGTCGGCTACGAGCAAGAGCAGCCGCATCTGCGGTATCTAGCGCTGCTCGACCACGCGTTCTCTGCGGAAACGTCAGGTGTCAAAAGTGAGTGAACTGTCACCGCCTCGCATCGTCTGCGCCGCCATCCAACTGGTTGACGGTCTGATCATCCCCAGTGCGCGCCATTTCGACATGACCATGCGCCTGGTGCTCGTGAGCATGCAAGGGGAAAAGAGACTCGCTGGTGCCAGGCAAGGCTTCATCGATCAGCACGGCACGTTTTACGACCGTGAGCAGGCATGGGATATCGCGAAATCGCAGGACCAAATTCGCCGCGAGTTATCGTGCGGCGTGGGGACGCTTTACAGTGAAAACCTGTACTAACTTACAGTCTGACCAGGGAGCCAAGCCTTGAGCTATACGCCGAAGTACGCTGATCAGATCCGGTGCCCGAACTGCCGATCCCATTGCATCGCTTGCGGCACCGGCTTGGCGCAGATGTACGACTTTTGCACGAAATGCCTCAAGCTCTGGGAACGTATTCCAGTCGGCGAGCATTTCACGATTGACGGCGAGATGATGTCTTTTCACCTTCCGTGCGATAACTGCGCGTTCCGCGGCAAGTCGGCCGAACGCATGGACCCGGAACGTTGGAACGAACTGCAACTCTCGCTTGCATATGGAGCCGGTGCGTTCTATTGCCACAAAGGCGTACCGCTCGATGTGCGAAATGCGGAACCCGGAGGCGCGCTAGAGTTTGAATTTCCAAAGAAGCGCAAGACCGTCGATATCGCCGGCGCGTGCCATCCGTACCAAACCTACGACAGGGAGCGCATGCGCATGTGCCGCGGCTATCTGAACAAGCACATCAAGCCGATGATGGCTTCTTCGAGTGAGTGCCATGCCGCTCGCGCGCACGATTGAAGAATGGCTAAAGGCTCATGAATGAGCTGGCACTATTCGCAGGCGCTGGTGGCGGATTACTCGCAAGCAATTTGCTTGGATGGCGAACTGTCTGTGCCGTCGAGTTCAACGAGTACCGACGATCGGTCCTCTGCGCCCGTCAGAACGATCGCTCACTTCCGGCCTTCCCAATTTGGGATGACGTTAGAACCTTCGACGGCACAGCGTGGCGAGGACGTATTGACGTGGTATCTGGCGGGTTTCCCTGCCAAGCCTATTCAACCGCGACTCGAGGCCGCTCTACGGCGGACGATCTATGGCCGGAAATGCGGCGCATCGTGGCAGAGGCAGCTCCCAGGTACGTATTTGCCGAGAACCCTTCGTCCCTTGCGATCGAGTGCGCAGCGGAGGACCTCCACGTCATGGGTTACAAAACCAAAATCATTCCCCTTAGCGCGAAAGACTTGGGCGGTGACCATCTGCGGCAAAGATATTGGCTTCGTGCATACGCCGACGACGAAAGCGAATTATCTGGCGCCATCAATGCAGAAATGGCCGGCATGCCAGAATTTCACCGTGGTGTTTGGTTATATCTCCCCGACGATTCACGAGCACCTGATGGGGTGGCCGATCGGATGGAGCGACTTGAAGCCACTGGCGACGGACAGATTCCAGTCGTGGCGGCAGCAGCATGGCGCCTCATGACACAACCTAATCCAGAAGGTGGTAAGTGATTGAGGTCCGCATACCGTTTCGAGACGCCTACCTCTGCCCGATGGGGTATGTTGAGGAACAACTCATGAAGGCTGGCATGCCGCCTTACCACTTACGCTGCGTATCAAAAGGGATGATGAAACATTGGTGGGTCGATCCACCTGGACAATTTGTCTATCAATGGATTCCAGCCGAGGAATTTACTGCTGAAACAGAGGTGAAGTGATGGGCAAGAACATATTTGGCGAGACGATTCATTTCAACAATCTGTCCGATGCCGAAGCGGAGCGCTTGGCGCTGTTCATTGAGGAATGTGGCGAGGCCATTCAGGCCGCATGTAAAGTGCTGCGGCATGGGTACCAGTCGTTTGATCCAACTGTGTCGCGTAAGCACAGGATCACGAACCGTGGCGCACTGGCAAAGGAAATGGGCGACGTGCGGGCCGCCATGATCATGCTTTGCCAGCACGACATCCATAAACCGGTGGTGCACAAGTACGCCGAAGAGAAACTGGAATCGGTGAAGAAATGGCTGCACCACTACGAAGCGCCACAGTCCGACACAGGAGCCGAGCATGAGCGTTAAACGATACTGGAAAGACACCGGACAAGTGCCATCGGAAGTTGGCGAGAATCCGCAGGGGGACTATGTCCGGTATAAAGAATTTGCCGAAGTGGTCACACGCTCAGAGGCATTGGAAGCCGCGCGGAAATGGGAGCAAGACCATCTATGGGCGTTCCTGCGCTCCGTGCTGTTGCAGGGCCAGGACATTGCGCTGGACTACCGGGAGAAGGGCTACGAATTGATGTCGGCGCGAGTCGATGAGGCTGCACGGGAACGCGAGGACGAATTGAACAAACATCGCTTCCCGGAAGTAACACCTGTCGATGGAGGATGTGAGCATGGTGGATAAATCGCAGCCCGGTCAGCACGTTTTTCCGCATGAGCGTGAGATAGACAACCTCAAGACGCAACTCTGGAAATACGGCAAGCACATAGCGGCGTGTCCTCTTTGGAGCCGTCCTAATGTGCGCTGTACGTGTGGCTGGGCCGAAGTGCGGGCGACATTAGCACCTATCCAGCAGCGGCCGGAAGACGCGGCTAACGCTGCGATTGCGCCGATACTTGCTGGCTCAGCGCGCAGCGGAGGTGCGGAATGATCCGGCGCGCCCTGGACTTTTTGTTGAGGCATTGGGTCGCGATCGAGATGGGGCCCGTGCCGCCACGCCTGTTGGTGGAGATAAAGCCGCTGAAGCCTGGGCAGGCGTGGCGGGTGACGGTTCCGAGAACAAAGGTTTCTTATGTGATCATGGAAGCAGACGATTTCGACCATATTGCCGCGCTTGGGGGAATGGGGGCAAAAGAACTGACACCTGTTGATGCCGCATCGGAGCAAAAAACATGAGTTTTCAAGAGCTTCAGTATTTCTTGGTGAACGTCAAAACTGGCGAACTGTACGGCGCTTTTCATGCTGGCGAAGCGTGGCACTGGTTACTTCATGGCACCGGTACACCAAGAATCCAAGCCGAGCAAGAGGGCTGGACACTCTTTGCCAGAGACATCAGTCACGGAACACTGCAGATAGCCAGCGGCGATCCAGATCCTTATGTGCATCCGTATGTGCATCCGTATGTGACGACCGATGCCCCGGTGAAGCCTTGAGCGTAACGTACGTTACCGTTCCGGCCGCGAAGACCGATGAGAACGGCCGATGCCTGCACAACTTTACGATGTCCGGTCAATGTACCGATGGCGTCACGGATAATCTGTACGACTTCACAAGCTGTATCGACTGTGGGGATATCTTGTGGCAAAGAGTGATAACGAGAAGTGGTAGTTCATGTGCCTCAGAAAAGCATGGTTAAGCGATTCACATGGCAGTATGCGAAATGGCCAGATACCGGGACGTTCGGTATTGATGCGCCTGAATTTGGCGAAGAACTTATCCTCGCCTCTGACTACGATGCCATCGTACAAAAATGGCAACCAATCACCGCCTATAGAGCCGGACCAGAAGAATACGACAAGAAGAGCATTCTATGGAATGGCGAACGTGTTTTTGTCGGCTGGCTCTTTAAGGGAAAATGGCACGACGTCGCAAACGCCGAGCATCGAGATAGACCAGAAATTCCGCAGCCTACTCATTGGATGCCTTTGCCAGAATCGCCAGTCGATAATGCTATAGGAGACGATAAATGAAATACCTTCAACGTGCCAGCGCATGGTTCATCGGCAAGCCGCTCACCGAGGAGGAATGGTGGGACTCGCAGTGGTGAGACCTTTAAGCCTCATTCTGCATCGAGACATTAAACCCCGTGCAGGTAAAGCCGTTCGAGGCGGGATTATTGAGCCATGCAATTTCAGGTCCCGCATTGACCGCTGTCAAATACCACGAGGGATCAATACAGGCGTAGTTGACCGTCTGCCCCAGCGCATTCTTGATGATGGCCCCCGCATCATCGGTGGGATTGGGCTTGGAGAGCCATGCAATGAGGAGCGCTAACGGTACGGTCGCGCTGCCCTGCCCCCAGAGCTGCGAGCCGCCGGTCGGGGTGCCAAAAGGCGGCACAAACACTTGCACGATGTGACCCGATGGCTGATGGAAGCCCGCCCCGCCCGGATCATCGACCGTAATCATGTAGCGCACGCCGTTGAAGGTCTTGTAGGACGGATGCTTCATGGCCACCGAGACCGCAAAATACGCATCCGTGTTATCCATCAACGCCAAGAACACCTGTAAATCTACCTGCGGCGGCCACGCAGAGGTGCCCGCAGGGGTTGCGCTCGTATGGAAGTACACATCTTCCAATAAATCCCAGCGGCTGCCACCGAGCGTTGTGGGCGTTTTAAAGGCGGTCGTGACATCGCACTTGGTCAAGGCGGACACTTGTACGCCCATGCCGACATCGGTCACATGCGTGCCCTGTAAGGAGGCATCGACCGCATTGTAACCACGGCTCACCGACGGGTAGGAGCCGATGTTGTTGCCGACATCATTGGAGCCTTGACCGGATAAGGCCACCGACCAAGCATCTTTGCCCGCACTGGTGAGCGTCAAGGTGCCGGGCTGCGGGCCCCAGTCATCAAACGTCACGGCATAATTGCCATAGCGAGTGAAGGCGTAGGGGTTACCGATCGGCCAGTAAGTGCCCATGACATAGCGATTCTTAGCCGCGACCGGGCCGGGCAGTGCGCTCACCAGGGTAATCGTGGTGGCGGTATTGGAGGCGACGATGGACGAGGCCCAGGCATTTCCAGCCCCCGCGCCCAAGTACACGCCTAAGGTGGCGTCCTTCCACTGATTGAATTTCCAGTTCTGCGTGGCATCGACGACGGTTAAGGCGCTGCCGCCGGTCACAATGCCGGGGAAGTTGGTGAAGGTATTGACCGTGGTGCCAGCGGGTGGTGTGGGGGGCACGACCACCGGGGGCGGCGTCACGGGTACGCTTGAGCCGGCGGGGCCCGGCGGACCCATCGGCCCCGGCGGCCCGGCAGGTCCAGCGATGCCAGCTGGCGGCGTGGGAATGCTTCCCGTGAACGGCACCGAGACGCCATTGATGAGTAAGGTGCCAGTGACTGTCGTCATAAAGATCCCCATTGGCCGCGATGGCCGTAGCGCTTGACCTTATAAGGTATGCCGCTCGCGCGCAATCGTACATACACCCAACTCTTGCGTACGTGGGCGATGAGCGCTACACACCGCACGCGGCCATCACATACCTTGAGCAACCGCGTCCAATAGCCCCGTTCCCACTCGAGGCGTGCCTCTTTGAGACTTAACGGCTCCATCCAGAGGCCGGCGGATAGGTGAGGTAACACCAGACTAAGCCAGCGGCCGGCAGCGTGATCCCCTCCGAGGCGAGCACCGTCGAGCCGGGTAACCACTGGTGCTGATCCGAATAGCGGCCGGCGGCCGTATAGAGCACTTGCGTGGCGCCGATCACACCTGTGCGAAGGCCCGGTCCGACGCAGGTGTTCTCAGGTTTCTCATTGCCGCTCACCGTCTGGGCCACCCCACCAATCAAAAGCGGCGAGACGACACCGGTAGCGGAGATTTGCACGACGGGCTGCTGGCCGCGGGTGATGAGGAAGCGTGGCACGAAGCGGCTCGTCAAGAGCGTGGTCTCGATCCCGGCCGCGGGCGGTGGAGCCAAGCAGCGCCACAGCGCCTGATGCGTGGCTAAGGGCGTGGGTGAGGCGGCAGCCGTGACACAGGTCTCATTCAAGGGCGACCAAGCCGCCGTCCAAGTATCAATCGTGTTATTTGGACCGGGACACCATTGCAAGATCACCGCAGGTCCATCCATCCACGTCATCACATGGGTGTTCTGCGCGGTGGGCAGACAGGTCGGCACGGGACCTGCCGTGTAGGCTTGCGAGTAGGAAAGGCCCGTGAAGAGCAGCAGCATGAGGAAGGTAATTAGCACGAGCACTGAAGCATGGAGGAATTTCATTGGGCTAGTCTCCCTTGCTGGTCAGCGTAGAGGACCGCCAATCGCTCAGCGCTTGACAGGATGGCGTCAAACTCTGCGCTGAGGTCAAGGCCAGGGCTTCCGCTAGGCACTTCTGGAAGAGCAGTGGATCGGGTGCCGGGATCTTGAGCGCTGCCCGCAGGGGCGGTGGCTTGGGGCATTCCGGAAGGGCGATTGTGCGTGCTGCACAGCCG